TCTTGGAACTCTATGACAAAGTGGATGCTGATTTTGTGATGCCGATTGACGGTCAGGAGATTACCTGATATAATAAGTTATGACTAACTCTTGGTCCATGCTATACGATGAAATTTTAAAAATGGATGACTACATTAATTTGAATTTGCCAGAAGGTCCTATTGATTTTATTCCAACCTCAGCAACTCCTTTCAAATATAATGAGGAGGAGATTGTAAAAGAACTTCTTGAGTATATTAGAGGAACTTATAGGCAACATTATTCTGCTGGTGACGATAAAATTCAGACATTGGATTTGATTGAAGCTTGTGGAGATGGTGAACCATTCTGCAGATCTAATATTCTTAAGTATGCTTCACGATATGATAAGAAAGGTACGGCACGTCGTGATATAATTAAGATCCTTCACTATGCTGTTCTTCTGATGCATTTCAATGATAAGAATGCAAATCGTGAAACCTACCCTCAATAATAATGAAACTCAAAGAACAAACAATGAAACTGTCTGACAACGCACTTGCTATCCTCAAGAACTTTGCGGGTATCAATAATTCTATTCTTGTAAAGCAAGGCAACAAACTTCGCACTATCTCTGTGGCAAAGAATATTCTTGCCGAAGCAGAAATCAAAGAAGATTTCCCACGGGACTTTGCGATTTATGATCTCAACCAGTTTTTGAATGGATTGAGTCTTCATCAGGATCCTGACCTTGACTTTAATCAAGACAGTTACTTGAGTATCAAAGAAGGTAAACGTCGTGTGAAGTATTTCTTTGCCGACCCAAATGTAATTATTGCTCCTCCAGAGAAAGAAATTACATTACCATCTCAAGATGTATGCTTCCAGTTGGATAGTGTAACACTTGAAAAATTGATCAAAGCAGCAGCAGTATATCAACTTCCTGATATGTCTGCAATTGGTGAGAATGGTGTTATCAAACTGGTGGTTCGTGATAAGAAAAACGATACTTCTAATGAGTATGCAATTATTGTTGGTGAGACCAGTGATGATTTTGAGTTCAACTTTAAGGTAGAAAACATCAAGATTATTCCTGGTGCCTATGAGGTAGTAGTATCTTCTAAACTTTTGTCACAATTCACGAATACACAGCACAATCTCAAGTATTATATTGCTCTGGAACCTGATTCGACATTCGGATGAGACACATTCTCTTTACCCTTAAGGGGTGTCCATATGGATTATTAGATGATGAAGCACATATTCGTAATGTGCTTTCAAATGCTGCAACATTATCTGAAAGCACATTACTAGATATTTCATCACATAAGTTCGAACCTCATGGTGTAACTGCCGTAGCACTTCTTGCCGAGTCTCACATTAGTATTCATACATGGCCGGAGAATGGTATGGCAGTATGTGATGTGTTTACCTGTGGAGATCATACAAATCCACGATCAGGTGCCACATACATGTATGAAGCAATGGGTGCAACAGATATTGTATCTGAAATCTTTACTCGACCTTTAAAATGATTAAAGTTGATGTCCCAATGAGAATAACTGGTAGTATCCTAGTGATTACTGCATATTTTGTTGTTCTCCATATCAATATAACTCTTGGAGTTATGCTGCACTTCGTTGCCGATATGATTTCAGTTCCTTACTTTATAAGGACAAAATCTTGGGATGTCGTTATAATGCTTATGTTCCTACTGGCAATCAGTTTTAGCAAACTCTTAACATGAATATCTTTGTGACGGACGAAAGTCCGGTCAAGTCTGCTCAGGTTCTCCCTGATAAGCACATCGTCAAGATGCCTCTAGAGTGCTGTCAGATGCTCTCTATCGTTGCCTCAGACAAATGGGGGCATGGATATGGAACTCTTCCTAAGACCGATGGAACCCCATATGCGACCGATAAGGGTGCTTTCCGCAATCACCCCTGCACAGTATGGGCAAATGAGACTGCTGCAAATGCCCGATGGTTGATCCGGCACGGTCTTGCATTATGTGAGGAGTATTCTAATCGATATGGAAAAATTCATTCATGTCTTCATACTCTTGCACATGCAAATAAAATCTTCCCATTAGATGCTATTCATCGATCAAAACTTACTCCATTTGTTCGTGCAATGCCTGAAGAGTTTAAGTTTGATACAAGTATAAGTACAATTGAAGCGTACAAAATGTACATTGCTTCTAAACCATGGGTATCTAAGAATTACTTAAAATTACCAAATCGTAAACCTGAATGGGTATAAAGTGAAAGAAGAAAAAATAAAAACACTTTACCTTTACGAATTAGAAGATGGTGGATGTATTATGCACGATGGATACATCCAAATAGGTATTATGAAACACAGTGTTGAGAAACATATGGAACTTAATCCTACCGTTAATTGGATTGTAACCTATTGGTGTCCAGACATATTTGCTAACAGATACAAAAGAGTTTCATTTCAAAAAACTGAAAAGAAAAATGAGGGAAGTCCAAGAACGGACAATCAAGGACAAGGTATGGATTTGAACATAGAACCGAAAGGTTGTGGTATACTAAAGGACAAGTAGATTTGATTATGAGCAACTTCATCTGGGTTGAGAAGTATCGACCACAAACTATTGAAGAATGTATTCTCCCTGAGAGTACAAAGAAGACCTTTCAATCTTTCCTAGATAAAGGAGAGATTCCTAATATGCTACTTGCCGGTCCTCCAGGCATCGGTAAAACAACAGTGGCAAAAGCACTATGTAACGAACTTGGAGTAGATGTATATGTCATCAACGGATCCGATGAAGGACGATTCCTTGATACCGTCAGAAATAATGCGAAAAACTTTGCTTCGACCGTATCACTTACGTCAGATTCTAAACACAAAGTCATCATCATTGATGAGGCAGATAACACATCCAATGATGTACAACTCCTCTTACGGGCGTTTATTGAGGAGTTCGCTGGCAATTGTAGATTCATCTTTACCTGTAACTACAAAAACAAAATCCTTGAACCTCTCCACTCCCGATGTGCCGTCGTCGAGTTTGGAATTAAAGGAAAGGATCGTCAGACCATTGCCGCACAATTCTTCAAACGTATCCAACAAATCTTGGATGCAGAAGGTGTTGAATATGATAACAAGGTCCTGGTAGAATTAATCAATAAGCACTTTCCTGATTGGAGACGTGTTCTTAATGAATGCCAAAGATATTCCGTAAGTGGGAAAATCGACTCTGGTATTCTTGCCACTTTTTCAGATGTTGCCGTCAATGAACTGGTTAAAAACCTTAAAGAGAAGAATTTTCCCGAAGTACGTAAATGGGTTGTCAATAACCTGGACAATGATACTACTGTCCTGTTGCGTCGTATTTACGATGCTTGTTATGATTCCTTGGTTCCGAATAGTATTCCTGCTGCTGTGCTTGTCCTTGCTAAGTATCAGTATCAAATGGCATTTGTGGCGGACCAGGAAATAAACTTACTTGCCTGTTTGACTGAAATTATGGTAGAATGCGAGTTTAGTTGAGGTAAATTAAAATGATTGATGTAAAACTGCTACGAATTGTGACTGGTGAAGAAGTTATCGCAGAACTCATAGATGAGAATGCTGCTTCTATTACAGTCCAAAATGGTCTTGTAGTTCTTCCAACTAATAATGGTGTTGGATTTGCTCCATGGGCAACCGTGATTAGTAAAGAAGACCCAGAGATTACGATTTCTAAAACTCATGTTGTATATGTCGCAGAAGTCCAAGAGGATGTCTGTAAGAAGTATAATGAAATGTTTGGTAGTAAGTTGATTACTCCAAACTCTAAAAAACTGGTCCTGTGACTTAAATGAGAATTGGAGTCATGTGTTCTGGAAACGGAACTAACTTTGAGAACATCGTTGAGAATTGTCCAGACCATGAAGTTGTAGTTATGATCTACAATATTAAAGGATGTGGTGCTCAAGAAAGGGCAGACCGATTGGGTATCCCAAACTGCCGTATTAAGAGTATTGATGAACAAAAAATCATTGATAAACTTAATAGACACAAAGTTGATTTAGTAGTTCTTGCAGGTTGGATGAGGATTGTTACACCGGGATTGATTAATGCTTTCCCAAATAAGATAATTAATATTCATCCATCATTACTTCCAAAGTATAAAGGTCTTAATGCTGTTAAGCAGGCATTAGATAGTGGAGATAAAATCACTGGATGTACAGTTCATTATGTGACTGAAGAGTTAGATTCTGGAGGATGTATTGATTCTTCTTCTGTTCCTATTTGTGTAGGAGATACAGAAGAGACCTTACATCATAGAGTTCAGAGAGCAGAACATCGTTTACTTCCTATGGTAATCAATAATTTATTTGAGAATATAAATTAAATGGAATGGTTCATTGAATTATTACAAATGAGACAAGATAAAATTGATACACAGGGCATGAGTATTCCTTCTAAGGGTAATACCAATTCTAGGAGAGAGATTCCTCCAATGCCAGTGAAGCATCGTACAATCTTTACACCTGAAGAACGTAGAGAATTAAAGGATATTGTTAATGAAGCACTTGATGAGAGGTGGAACGACCATGAAGTTTAAAGCATTAGTATTCATTCGTCTACGATCACAGGTCGATGACTCTCCTGGTAATGCTGTGAGAGATGCCTGTAAGAGATTGTCTGAACTGGAAATTAAAAAATTGAGGTTAGGTAAGGTCATTGACATCTGGATTGAGGCACCTAATAAAGAGTATGCCGCAGAAGAAATAACTAGACTGAGTGGTAGATTTCTCGCCAATACTGTAATGGAGGATTGGTATTATGAATTGACTGAAATTGAAAGTTTTCCTAAAGGAGTTGAATAATGCCACATGAATTCGACCCATGCGAAGCACCCACCGAAGGTAAACTTGATAAGTGGGGATTTACAATTAAACCAACTATCAGTGATACTGAGTGTATTTTAATTTGTTTAAGAAATGCACCTTGCGGAATTGATAAAAAACAATCAGAACGTTTAGTAAAGGAGTTTGAAAATGGAAGGATTTAATGAACCGGGATCAAGTACTAAAAAAGAAATACCAGAGGAGGAATTGAAATCTATTGTAGAGCAACAACTCAATAATGTTGTTTCGATTCTAAAAGGAAAGTTAGAGTATGCTTCTACATATGATAACACTGGTAAAATCACTAAAAAAATTATTATTACTTACGATGAAACAAACTAAGAAATGTCAAGTTAAGTCCAAGTTCTACTATATCTTTTGGGGAACTGCTACTGTATCAGTTTTATTGGGACAACTATATGTCGGAACTGGATATAGGATAATGGCAGAAAGCACACTGAGTTTTCAGGATTATCTTACAGAACTTTTAGATACTGCTAAGACTTTCTGATGGGACTACTAAAAATTGATAAAAGCAAACTGGTGGAGGAGAAAGTCAAAACTACTCCCCAGAATGTAAAGGAAGCAAATGAAGCACTTTTTTGTGCTACAATGAATTTACCCACTGCTGCAAAACATTGTGGTATGACTCAGAAGGAAATGAAATTGACCTTCTGGGAATTTTTGAAGTATCATCCTTGTGATTATGAATCTGAAGAGTTGCCTTCTATAAATAAGGGTGGTAACACAGATACGTATGAAGTTAAAAAGGTCTCAATACGAACATAATCCTCCAAGTGAAATAGAACTTGCCTGGATATCTGGTATCTGGGAAGGAGAGGGATGTTGGCAGTATAAAAAAGCAAGAGAAAGGTATAATCACCGCAATGGAAAGAATTATACTTCTAAACCAGAAATGCTAATGTCTATTCAGATGACTGATAAAGACATTATTGATAGAGTATCAAAAATAATGGACGGTAGAAACTCTACTTTTACACATGTTCCATCAAAAAAAGTAAAAGGTTGGAAACCACTATGGACATTCTCTATTAGAGGTAAGGCTGCTGTATTATGGACTAATCTTATGAAACCATATCTGGGTGAAAGAAGGTTAGAAAAGATTGGAATGATTTATGAAAACATTGACACTGAATTATTATGGCTAGTGTAAAAGCACTTAAAACACCGATTCGTTACCCTGGGGGGAAATCGAAAGCGATTAAGACCCTTTCACAATGGTATCCTCAGATCATTTCCGAATATCGTGAGCCATTTATTGGTGGTGGATCTATTGCGATTGATGTGACCAAGGCAAATCCAGACATTCCTGTTTGGATTAATGACCTGTATGTGCCCCTGTAT